AATTCATATTCGACATTTTTATCACCGTTGTCAACTTTCAACACACTTTCTCGTCTATCAAATGAGTCATTTATATCCCCAAGAATATCGGTATCAACTTCTTCTTCAATGTCATCACCTTCTCGCAAGATTCTCTTGAAAACATAATTGCTGCTGGATGATGTGTTCTTCTCAGCATCGAATGGATTGTATGTTTTGTTGTCGATGAATAATCTGAAATCGTCTTCTCCAAGATACTCTTTAACCTTTTCAAAAATCAATGGGTTTATTTCGACCAGAATATTTTTAAATCCTACATCACCCACGCAGTATGATCCATGTGATTTCTTTTGCCACTCCCCGCTAGGTTCAGTGTCGTAACGCAACTGCGGATTCTTATCCATGATCTGCAATGTATTATCCATGAATAGGGCAGATTTCATGCCATCTCTAAAAACCTCTTCAGATTTTGAAACCGATGATGTTATTTGATTTTGCAGGAATATAGGAAGCTTGTTGTATGTCTCAACCTTCACTCCAAATGGAGGTGTTGTTTTTGGTATAATGGCAGTGTTTAGTGCTGTGGTTTCAACATTTCCATTGGTTCCCAAAATGTTTGGAACCTTTGCGAAGAACTTCTTTCCTTCGCTTAGTTTTCGAGCATATTGTCCAAGTGGTCCTGTTAATAACTGAGAAACATAATATTGAATACTATAGTCATCAAGTTCACTGCCTTCTTCATCAAGCTTGTTTATAAATAACTCCAACTGATTAAGACCAAGTTCATACACCTTTTTAAAGGATTCCATGAACTCTTTATCTTTGTCAGAAAACGACACAAGATCATCCAAGTTGGATATATTATCCAAATCATCCTTTGTGAACTCAATAGCTCTTAAAATTTCAATCCTGTTTCGCATTTATAAATTAATTGTTTACCAATGTTGGTTTTGGTTTTTCATTTGCAATGTATTTAGCATTGCGATTCATTCTCGTAACCACACCATCCTTACCACCGTCAGCTATTCTCTTTTTATATTCTTTGTGATCCAAGTAGGATGCCGCCGCACCTTTGAAGTTTCTATTCTTAATTTGTTTCACAAAGTTAAAATCATCTTTACTGTTCGGTTTAAATAAATCTCCTCGGAAGCTAATGTCAACAAGTGCCATTTTCAATTCAGGACTGAATTCTTCCCATTGATCTTTGAATTTATTCTTTGCAATATTTACATGCTTTTGCACATCGATGTCAAACATCTTGAGTAATTGCTCGATGGATATGGACGCGCCGTTTTTAGCAACAAATTTCTGCATATCCGCATATGATCCATTTCCTATAAGGTGTCCTATACCAATTGTCCACAATCCAACATCATCTTTATATGGTTTTAAAAATTTTCTGTTTGAGTTATCCTTTAAATCATTTCCATATATTTCACTTGGAATAATATATTTTGAAAACTGTTCTATTGGCACTTCAGGATTGAGGTCATATCTTTTGTTTGGCTTGACTAAAATGGCTTTCTCAGGTTCTTTCTCAGGTTCCGCACTTTTATACTTTCTCAACAGAGCATCCATTGTTTTATCAAACTGAGGATCATCTGATATTTCTTTGGCTTGTTTGGCTGCTTGTATTTTAACCTCGATTGGTTCTCTGCTCGCATTGAACTGATCATAAGAGTATTTTAGTCCAGCGCCTGTTGCAGCAGTTGCAAGCAATGCCATAACAAGATCCTTTACGCCTTCGTCTATTTGTTTTTGTGTGAATTTCATATCAATCTACTTCATTATCAATTTTACTAGTTGTTCCAACATAAGTCTTTGTGCAGAAAAACTCATTTCTGTACAGATCACCAAAGAATACATGGCGAACTTCTGTTACAAACCATCGTCCCAGTAATTTCTCATCACTCTTTAGCTTTTGTTTTTTGGGTTTGTATATGTCTACGAATTTTCCAGCCTGTCTGAATGACTCTCCTATATTGCTAAAGTATGATTGAAGATTATAAAAGATCAAACTCATGTTCATCTCTGATTCTACAATTCCTATGTTGTTTTCAAGAGGATAAGGTAGTCTGAAATGCTTAAACTTTTTAGGAGCAGTTTTGTTGAGAACAATGAATGGCTTAGGTTTTCCACCAATTGATGAGAATACATCCACAAACTTTTTAGCCCACTTGTCTTTAATACCTTTGATATCTATCTTTTTGATAAGCATTTCGCCTAAAATAGGATCATATCCATGAACCAATCGGTTTATGAAAAAATTATTGGTGATGCTATGAGCGGGGGTTGAATAAGATAAATTCCTATTACCTCCCGTATATTCTCCTGTTTCCGCATCTGGCGGTGGATTGTTTTCATTTTCAGTTTCGAATTTGTTTGTTAGATCACCTATTGAAAATGCATCCATTACATTCTTTTTATTATCTTTGAAAATATTGGATATCAACGGAAATTCAAACTTTTCAATTTCATGATTATAATTCAAAAATGCTTTGACATGAATGTCGCCATCCTTGGCATAAAAATAATGTAGCATTTCATTGATAAAGTCAATATATCTCCAGCTTACATTGGGAGAATATACAATATCGAAATCTCCAGATTCCCACTCTTCTTCATTTACGGCATCGTCCCCTAACAGATCTTTAAATATATCTTTGATGATGTCTCCAACTTTACCGGTAAAAATTTTACCATATGGTATTTCTTCCAAGAATGGTAAAAGTTTTTTATCAACCAGATTATAGGTTTTTATATTCTCCGCTCTTGTTTCTATATTACCAGCATTCTGATCATCTGTTATGATAAATGTATTCTCGTACTTTTTATTTTCCGGTTGATCCTTGACCCGGAACATAATCTTGAATTCATCCCGCCCATCGCCACGCAATAGGTATTCATTTTCAATGAAATCGTATGGGTTCGCTATTGAAATAGTGCCGTTCTCAAAAGGCTCGAATATATTTGAAATAATAGTCATACCGCGAATAGCGGATTTTGTGAATTCAATTTCTTGACCATCTGCATTGGTCAATTTGAATTCACATTCATACTCGATATCGTTTATTTTATATACTTGTGCCATTAGAAATGTCTTCCACCGAATATTGTAGCATTTGTTATGTCTAGGTATAATAATCCTCGAATGGATGGTTTGATATACGCTAGTTGAGTTCCTCCTTCCACATAGAATGGCGCACCGTCGAATTTATCCTTGTTCAATAGATATAATATCCACCAACTTTTAATATCTTCGTAAATTCTATATGAAACTGTTGTTAATGCAGTTCTTGCCAGCACATCATAGTACTCAATATATGCACTGTCCAGTTCTGGAAATTCAATTTTTTTGAGAGTATTGTATGTATAAAATTCCTTGTCATCCAATGACAATTTAAACACCTTAAAGATTCTCTCGTAATCTGTGATGTCGAGAGCGCTTAAAGATGTTATCTGATTTCTATATTCTCCGATGTCTATCATATTATGCTTGATCTAAGAAGTTTGATACTTCAATTGTGAGTGGCTGGAATCCTATGCTTATATTGTAAGCTTCTGGTATAATATTACCATTTATCATGCGTTTGGTTCCCAACATTTCTATATCTAAACTATTTACATATGCCCATGGCATATATCTATATCCATAAAGCTTCACTCTGTAAATTCTTGGAGGATCTACTGAAATTGCGTCATTTCGTTTGGGTTTATTAATTTCAATTAATTTCTTAACCAGTTTATAGTTTTTATCAAAATCAGAATTTATAGTGTTTGATAATGTAAATGTGACTCTAAGTGCGCCTTCTTGAGCCGATGAATAATCATAAAATTTTGGAGATTCAATATATGACCCCGGCGATGATCCTTTGCTTAGCGCGGACATGACACCTTTTATTTTGTCAGGAACTTTAGTATTTTCACTAGATACGATGGCAGATGCTTCGTTAAATGCATCTTCATTTGGGGCTAGTGTTTTAAGTTCTGCTAGAGTACCAATGTAATTTCTAGCAATTGCATCAATACCAGCGCCCACACTGGTTCCTCCATATCCATTTTGGAATGTATCTCCCCATGAATTTGATATACTTCTAGCCGCATTCTCAAAATATGGAAAATAGAAATCATCCTCTGGTTCAGTGGCATCTGAATATAAACTTTCGTAGAATTGTTTAGAATCTTGCGATGATCCAACTTGAATATAACTCTTCAGCCTATTTAAAAGTAAATTAGATTTAACTTTATACGAACGCACTAATACTTTAGGTGCTTCAGATCGCAAAGATGCACCTCTAGGGATCGCAGTCCAGTCGTAATCTTTTACTATATTAATTTTAGCCACACAGTTATTTAATATCAAAGTGTGTATACGCTATTTGCATATCCCGCTCTATTATTTCCAAATTGCATAGATTCATTTTGAGATGTCCCACTACTTTGTGGCATTGGTATCACAATTGGCGAAGATGATGCTGATCTAGAACCATTCATGCGTTTAAGCTCTGCTAAAGATGCTGCGCTATTATTAACCAACATGGTTAATAATTTTGCTTGGGTTAATGAAACTTGTTTTATAATTTCTAAAGTCTCACTTCCTCCATTTTTAGAATTGGATGCATTATTACTGGGTTCTTCTCCAAGAACCTGTTCATAAACTCCACGAAGTGTTTGTGCAGCTGTTTTTAAAGTATTAGATTTTGATGCATTTTTGATTTTTACAAGCAATCCAGCAGCAAATGATGTGGCTGCATCAAATGCTGTGCTTAAAAATGAAACTAACCCATCATACAAATTATTAAATGTTGTTGATACCTTATCAAATGCATTTTTTGCTATATTTGTAAGACCGCCCCAAATATCACTAGCCATATCACCAACACTGTTTAATGTATTTCCAATAGAATCTGCAATGGAGCTAAAAAATCCACCACTCTTCTCTTCAATTGAATTTTCACCACCTTTACCAGCGTTTGACATTTCGTTGGCCACTTTATTATCATCAGTTTCTTCCAATATTCCAAGCCACTCCAAAGGTTTTCTTAAAAACATTGGTAGATTTTCTAATTTTGATTTGATCCAATTTTTTAAACGAGACATTACTCCAGTCTTTGAATTGAATGTGTTTTTATCTTCTTCTTTTTCTCCAAAAAGCCAACCATGTAAAAACTCAAATCCTGCTACGATTGGACCACCTCCAACGAATGTTATAATACCTAATGCTAATTGTTTAAACCCTTCACCCAAGTCACCGTTTGAAAAGCTATCCCACGCCATACCGAAGCGCTGTATACCTCCTATAATAGGAAGATATAATGCATTATCAGATATGAACTTGCCAGCAGATGCTACCCAGCCTTTAATGGTTTCAATCACATTACCGGTCAATTGCTGCGCTGGTGTCTCTCTAGCACCTTGGAAAACTGATACTAGCCATTCTACACCATTTACAATATATTCTCCACCACCTGCGATAGAGATTATACCATAGAATATTTGTTTAAAACCTTCTCCCCAATTTCCAGCACTGAATGCATCCCATGCCATACCAAATCTGGTAAATGTTGCTATAATAGGAATATTTAGAGCATTGTCTTTAATGAATTTACCAGCCGCGCCCATCCATCCTTGAATAGTGGTCATAGCATTTCCATTGCTGAGAGAACCGCCCTCGTTAAATGAGCCTTTTGCCTCTAAGAATCCAATCAGAATATCGACACCTATTGATAATATAAATCCAACACCGGGAATAAAATTTACTAATCCACTAATTAATTCCAAAAATCCTTTTGCTATTTTACCCTCTTGAAATGCTTTATATGCATAAAATAAACTAATTATGCCGCCAATGTACGGCAGTCGTTTAAGAAGTTTTAAGCTGATTTTGGCAACACTTTTACCGATCATCTTTAAAAATGTACCTAATCCGATTTTTCCAAGTACTTTTTGAACATCTCCCATCAATCCAGTTGTAAAAAATCCACTGATAAGTGCTATAGCAGATGCTATTAATCCCCCAAGCGGCACTATTAGAGACATTAAAAATCCAAGAATACCACCATTGGTATTTTTAGATGATGTCATTTCCTTTTGTTTTTCAATTGGTTTAGCAACTGTTGATATCAGAGTTTTTGGTTTAGTGTCAACCGCAAATTTCTTTTGATATTCAAAGAAAACTTCGCTGAATATTGTAAATACCGATCTTAACTTTTTAACCTCTCTCCCAGATAGTTCAGCCGTATTTTCATTATTTAAAGAAGAATTAGTTATATTTTTATTAACAATCTCTTTACTTTTCGGCACACCTTTTTCATCTTGTATTTTTTCAAGATTGTCAAGAACCCTTTTCAGAGCTGGTATAATATCAACTAAACTATCCACATAAATTATTTAATCAAGAATCAAAGAAAGAAACATCAATTTCTAATGTACTTTCTCCACTTTCTGTATCGAACGACAATGCATCAAGTTCTGCTTGTTTTATATCTTGAATAAAGTCCACAATCTGTTTATTAATAGATAATGGCAAATTGTTTACAATTTTGACACGATCTCTAACCGATAAGTCTTGGAAATTTAAAACATCATCTTTTATAGATACTGTTTTAATGTATTTTACAATTTCAAATGTGTATATGTCACTGAGACTCTTTCCAACTTCTTTATCAGAATCTTTTTTAACACTATCAATGCAGCTGTTTATAACTTGGCTTTCTGAAATTAATGTAGGAACTTCAAGCTCGATTGAAATTGCACCTTTAATAGATTTGGAGAGTTTCGGAGACAATTTTTTTGCCTTCTCGATAATATCATTTAAAACATCATATTTGTTATTTTTTAACTTAACAACAGTTCCTACACTATCTTTACGAAGTTGTAATATAATAAGAAGTTTATCTACAACTTTAAGTTCCTTATCTTTGGTATTCTCTACAATGATGTCATTTAAATTTTTTTGAAATTTCAAAGGACCAGTTATACCTTCAGTTATAGTTGAGATTATATCTTTTTGTTGCTTGAAAGTGAGGGATTCGCAATCTATTTCAGAGTTTTTTGAGATTGTATTGACCTTTAGATTATCTGACTTTAACTGATCAACCTTATCTAAGAAATTTTTGATATTATCTTCCATATGAGGTATTTACAAATTTAAATCAAAAATCAAGTGATGGCATTGTATTTTTTTGCTGCTCAGTCTCCTCATTATACTTTTTAACATAGAAATCAATATCTTTGATATCGGAATACAAAATGGCATCACAACTCATTCGTTTAGATAGGTAAAATATGATATCTTGAAAATATTCCTTGCTATAATTAGAAAATAAGTTTTTTAAAAATAACATCGGGTCATTAGTATAAAAATTGATTTTGAATTTTGATAAAGATTCATTGTTCAATTTGAATATTTTAGAACTATCATTGATCAATCCTTCTAAAACTTTAGAAAACAGATTAGCTGGTAATTTATCAATAATTGATTGTTTATTTTCCCTATCAAGATTTTTAAAATCTAGATGAACATCTTCAATACTGATCGAAGATATTAAATCGTATATAGGAATATGATCAACGCCCATTTGAAATGTTTTAGGAACTTGCAGTTCAAATGAAAATATATTATTTACAAATACTTTTGGAGTCTCAATATCATCAGTTAATTCCTGAAGTATGTAATACATTGGTATTTTGATTTGAGATCCATCAATTGTAAATGTCAAAAAATCATTTACATGATATTCCCATTTTATTAAAATGTTTTTAAATTTTTGATAAACATTTTCACCGTCAAAACTATTGAGGAAATGACAGAATTTGATTTCTTGATTGGTATCTAGCCATTCCGAAATTTCTTTAATTTTTTCAAATGATAATCTCATTTACATAATTACAATTTTTCGTAATTTTGACAAGCAAATGTCACAGATTTAACTTTAAAATCTGTATTTTGATAATTGAGAGTATACCCTTCCACACTTTTTGGAAAAACTTTATTAAATTTAAAGCCCTTTCTTAAGTTTCCTTGGTTATCATATTGCTTTATAACCATCGTTCCTTTTAAATTCGGACCATTTTCAACCAGTCCCTTGATTCCAACTGCGATCATCCAAGGTCTGAAATAATTTTGTTCGAGATCTTCATTAGTTTCCAGTATGTTAACTGATAATTGTCTACTCAAGAAATCATTTCGGTTATTCATGACATAAGATGGTAGAAATCCGCCAGCATTATTCATACTAGCAATCCCAAATACAGCTTGTTCATCAGGTAATCCGACATCTTGCGCAACCAATATGTTACCGTTTCGTGTCATCTCTTCAGGGCTGGTAGTGGCTCTCCATTTTTCCTGAGCGGATTGTAATACAGAGTTTATAGAGCCTGTGCTAACACCATCGATGCTAACAGACCAAAATACAGGGAGGCTAAGACAAAACTTAGCCTCCTTGCTGAATGCGTTTAAGAAATCGTTAATCTGAATGCCCATATCAAATATTTAATGAGCTATTCGATTATATCACTTAGAAAAGTCTTCGTAGAAGTGATATGAGAAGGTTGACGTAAATGTCTTGATCTCACCACTACCATCCGCAATTGCATAATCTATATTTCCAATATCTCTGATGCCAACACCGATCAATTTGATCGTCTTGATAACTTCCAATGGATTACCACTGGTTGCATTGATATCTCTGGTGCAAGGAATTGCAAGCAAATCGAGTGTGATTGTGCTTTCTGGACCCGGCATACACATATTTGCAGTGGTATCTTCGTTGTTGAATGCTACACGGGAAGCTTTCTCTAACTTTGTTCTGAGATCGAGAGCTTGATCGCAATAGAATTCAATGCTGTATCCTTCAGCACTGCCATATGTTGCACGACCGCCCAAGTTAAAAATTTGACCAGCATAATTGACTGTTTTATTTTCAATGGTGCGGGTCGGCAAGCTACCAGTTCTAGCATAAACGAGATCAGTTTCTCCATTTAAATTTAAACCGGGAAACGAAATTTGTTTAACTCTGAACAAGAAATCTCTAGCGAATTGCTTTTGAGCAGCTTGTGTGAAGAACGTTTGAATATTTGCTGGCATATATTTATTTAGTTAAATGATAATTGTTTATGGTTTTTTGTATTCAAAAACCAAGTTACCACAATCGTATATTCTCCTATATCCCCTTTCATACATTATAACACGCTCGGTTTTAAAATTGTCTGTTTCATCTTTTATCAGCGTGTGTTTTTGAAAATTCATTCTATTCAAAAGATTGATTTTATCGTATGTATAAAAATAATTAGGTTTCGATTGATTAATTAATCTCATTCCCAATTTTTTATATAATTCGCCGCTGCTGTATCTCAAATCACAATACGATATAAAATTATCAATATTGGAATTACACAATATTTTACTTGCTCCTCCGACAACTTGCGTGTTTATTTTATTGCAAAATCTTATTAATTCATATTTCGAAGATCCTCTAGTAATTTTGCGCTGTCCAAAGCACATTAATGAAACCAGTTCATTGTTGTAATATAGGCCATAGGCATTTGAAAATTTACAATCTCCTTGTATATGATTTT